TTAGAGAATTTTATGGCAAACCATTAAGAGTTAGTAGTTTTTTTAGGTCTTTAGAATTAAATAGAAAAGTAGGCGGTGCTAAAAATTCGCAACATTTGAAAGGTCAAGCTATTGATATTGATGCTGGTAGCATACAAGAAAATAAAAAAATATTTGAATGGGCAAAAGATAATTTAGAATATGACCAACTTATTAATGAGTATAATTTCAGTTGGGTTCATATAAGTTATAATGAAGGCAAAAACAGAAAGCAAATAGTTGTAATTAAATAAGTTATAGTGCAACTTATCGAGCAGGTTATATTGTTGATTATTACTTACTATATTTACCTTTATGTAGATATTAAGCATCATTGTAGAATTTATAACCTATATATGAGTATTTTATAATACAATTCGCAATTCGCGAATCACGAATTTACTTTTTAAAAAATTCATGTAACGCTTTCACATCTCCCAAATTTTCCAGCTTTTGAGCTTCTAAATTTAACTTATGCAAATTTATAACTTGATTGCTCAATCTACAAATTTCTTTTGATTTTAACACTTCAGTATCTAAATTCTTTTCAGATTCAATTTTCTTTATTTGCCCTAATAAGGCTTTATTTAGTTCGTTTAGCATATCTACTTAATTTTATAATATTTCTTTGAATTTCAATTAGTTCTGGAGTTATTTCAGTTCTTTTAAAACCTTTTTTGTTTACAATTACCTCCTTAATGTAAACATCATGTAATTCTTTTTGATATTTAGCTCTAAAATGAATTTTACTCGCATATACTAAGTCTGGATTTTTAGCTCTCCATTCCCTTTGCTTTGCTTTTATTCGTTCTTTATTTGCTTGATAGTATAGTTGCCTCTTGTTCATTACTTATTTCTTTTATTAAAGACAAAATTATATCACACGTACCTTTTTCAATTTTACTAGATTTTATTAATTCAGGGTCTACTGAAAATAATTGCTTATGTCTAATTTGATTTATTTTTTCAACAAGCAAATGTATGTTAAAAGGTGGTTTTGGTGGCGTTAATTCTGTTACATTTATTGCCTTATTAGACGAGTTCATGTATTCAACAAGTCTCTCTTCTACTAATGCAACCTTATCATAAAAAGCATCTTCAACATCAATTATATTTTGAATTGCATTTTTGCTATGAATAACTGTTGAATGGTCTCGACCTCCAAACATTCTACCTATTTGCTCTAAAGTTCCAGCTCTATATTTGTCTAGCAAATACATACAAGTTTGTCTAGCTAATACCCTAGCTCTTTTCCTAGATGGACTAAATATTTCTTCTCTATCTTGTATGCCAAATACTGAACAAGATTCATTGATTAAATAATCAATAGTGCTTGTTTTTTCTAGTATTTCTGGGGTTACTTTACCATTAAATATATTGTGAATATCATAATTAGCATCTGTAATTGTGTATTGTATTTCGTTTCTAGTTCCTCTTATAACATCAGCTAAGATATTGTTTATTTTGCTTTGATATTGCATAGTTTGTTTGTTTTAGTTTGTACCCTAAAGGGTGTTAATTATATGATTTAGTACGATTTTATACCCTATCGGTTATTTTTTAAAATATTTGATAATTTCTTTTTTTTCATTTCCTATAAGTTTATTATAGGTTTTTAAAGCATCTTTTCTTTTCATTAACTGATGTTGTACGTATGAATAAGCTCTACCATGCTTATTTTTAGCAGTTATCATAGTAGAATTTAGCTGAATACCATACTTAGTAGTTAAATTGCTTATTCTTGAACGGAATCCCCACATATAAGGTAAATCTGCATTGCTTATACTTTTCTTTGTGAGCAGTTCATAAAGCACCTCTGTTAGTGCAGTTGTTGGTTTTGCTAGTTTCATTTTTGTTTGTTTTTGATTATTAAAAAGGACAATATTGTTTTTTGATGGCAATTTTATTGATGTCATCTAATTTTTTAAAAGTTTTTGCATCCAGCCAATATCCGATACTGCCACCATTTAAACACTTCTTTTTGATTTTTCCTGTGCGAGTGTTTATTATTTTACTGCATGATGTAATAGCTAAACTTGGATAGCCTAAAACATTCCATTTCAAATCGTAATTATTTGATATTGATATATTCATAATTTGGTTTTGTTGCGTAAATAAAGTAGTTACCTGCAAGTGCTACGACACTACTACTATTGAACATTTGTGTTAGAAAATTTAAAAAGTTTTTCCACCGCTTTACTTGTTTCAACATTGTTATTCATTCGTTGGTTAATTTCCTTTTGCCAAACACACTCAAAATCATTAGGTGCATTATATTCACTTACATAAACTATGTGTCCTTTTGTTACCATATCTCTGCACCATTGCCAAAATATTTCGTGGTTAAAATCGTCTTTATACTTTCCTTTTGTTGCTATGGTTTGGTATGGTGGGTCGCAGTAAATAAAACTATTTTCAGGCACTTCTAAACTATCGTAACTACTATGTATAAACTCAACACCTTGTAGGCTTTTGCTTTGTTTATTTACATTGGTTTGTGCTTCTAAGCAATAGTTTCTTTTACCTAAATTATCTCGTCTATAACTTCCAAACCAAGTAGCACCAAAACTTAATTGAGTTCCTGCATAACCAACAACCCATTTTTCGTATAAATCTTTGTTCGATTTTAACTCGTTATATTTTTCTTCGCTAATTGCAGGTGCAACAAAAGTAGATTTGCTCATTTCGTTTAGCAATGCAATTACATATTCATTTAAGTCTGCACCTATTCTTTTGCCTTGCACCTTATCAATCATATTTCCACCTCCAACAAAAGGCTCTACCCAAGTTCTTTGCCCTCGTTCTTTTAGCATTATCGGTAGTATTTCTTTTGCTATCCGATTTTTACTTCCCATATATTTCATACTCTAAAACTTTTTAAATTTTCTATTCGTTTTCAAATCAAAATCCTGCTAAATAAACCGCACCAGCAGGTAACACGTGCTATAAAACATTAAAACGATTTTATAGCACCATACGTTATGTGCAATAATTTTTTTAAACTTTTTTTCCCACCGCACCGTACTAACAATCATACTGCAAACGATTTTAAATAGTTGATGCCACTTTCTAAATCTTCAAATACAATGTCAGATACTTGTGTTATAAAAGACAAGTAAGCATCTTTAATTGTTTCGTGGTTAGGTTCTAAAATTGTAATTACAGTTTTACCTAATCCTTTTGCAAATCCCGCTTCACAGCATAATCCAATACAACTTGTATTTGTTCTTTCAACATAAACAAACAGAATATCACATTGCTTAATAAAATGTAAATCCCACTTTCCGTATTCGTTTACATTCATTACAATTCGTTCTCCGTTCTTATATTCCTTATCCTTTGGGTTTATCCATTGGAAATTATCAGAACACTTTTTTACTTCGTTTGCCCAGTCGCTTTTAAAGCCACCTGCTAAATACACTTTTTGTTTCATTTTATATTGTTTTAAAGTTAGTCGGTACAAAATCCTGCTTGACATCCGCTTCCGGTTCCGAAGTAGAAATCTTGTTGCAGTCCAATAGTTTTTATTTTCTCATAACTCATTTCTTTTTTCCATTTGCGTTTTAGTGTTGTTTCCATATCTGCGAACCATTGCATTTTCAAACTTTCATCATCAAAGTTTTTCCTAAGTTGTTGTGGATTTTTCCAAAAGCAACCAACACAATTACTATCAGGTGGAAATATCAAATCTGTTTTATTTGCCCATTGTGCTACTTGGTAATGGCTTATTCTGTTTTCTATCAATGGATATTTACAAGTTCTCCATTCTATTTCAGTCCATTTGTTTCTACCATTAGCACTTTGCCCTGTAATAGTCTTAAACTTCGTATTTTGGCTATTAGCACGTTCCATTTCATCAAATCTAAATCCGATATTCATTTCAACCATTCCAAAATGATTATGGCAAAATTCAAATATTGGTTTCATCTTCATTTCAGTAGTGCAAAATCTCATCATTAAGTTTGGTAATGCTTTTCTTTTTAGGCACACTTGCTCAAAAGTATCGCCAGTAACCCAAATTATCTCTTTACCAAGTAACTGCTCCAAATCAAACATTAATGTTAATGTAGTATCACTTTCGGCAGTAGCTATAAATTCCATTCCTATTTTATCGCTAATCTTTTGCACCAATGCTTTATCCTTTGGAGTGCATCTCCTATCTTCAATCCTAATCAATGCAAATATATTTTCATCGGTTGGATAGTGTTTCGCTAAGTAAGCAGAGGTTTTACCTCCTGAAATTGATGTTATTGTTTTCATATTATAATTTAAAAGTCTACGCACAAAAGTTTAAAAAAATTACAGACACATAACAGCACATAAGCAAAAGCCCAAATCCCTCGCACAATGCCAACGCTATTTGTGCCTTCGCTTATCTGCAAACGTCGTTATTTCCCATAAGTTTCAACAATCTTTTTCAATTTACTATTCAATTCCTGCTCGTAAAACAATGCACTTTCATTTGATTTAGTTGGGTCTACTCCTAGCCTTTCATCGAGTTCAGCGCACATATTCCATCTTACTACATTTTCTTTTAGCTTTAAAAGTTCTTTGAGTTCTTTTTCCATTTAGTTTATTTAATTTTTAAAAAAGTTTCTAGTTTATTAATATTTTCATCTGTGCAAAAAGTTAATTCCATAAAATGAACCTTTGAGTGGTAAGTTAATTCAATTACATCATATTTTAATTCTTTTGCCAAATCTAATGCTTTTTTTATTTCATTATATAAATCCTTTAAATTATTATGTTGTGCGAAATTTGAGCGTTTGTGTAGTTCTTTTGTGTATTTTTCAGCTCCTTCCTTTTCATATTGTTTCCATCTATCTAATTTTATTGCTCCTTTTTGTTCGAGAAAATCATACCATACGTTCAAATCTGCATCTGTATAATTCTTTGATTTTAACTTGCTTATCATTGCATCAATTACTATTTCATCTTTGCCACTTTCTGTATGTTGTTCTATTGCTTCTAATACTGGCAATGGGTTTTTAAGTAAATATTGCTTTCTGTAATAACTATTTTCGTTTTTAGAATAAGCGTGTTCAAATTGCTTAAACGTGATTAAATTAATCCCAAAGTAATCCCCAAACACTTTAGACAGTCCTAAATCAATAAAATAAAATATCTCATTCAAATTCCAGATTTCATTTTCTTGACCTTTGTTTGTAATTCTTATGTGCCTTTTCCAATTCGTTTCAACCTCTCTACAAAATAAATTTATTAAAAGCGCTGCGTCCTCACTATTTGAATTTTGCCCTGCGCTTGCATAGCATCTTAAAATAAATTCTTTAATTTCTTTAATTTCGTATTTCATATTATTTAATTAATTCTGGATTTTCAAATATGTTTCCAATTATTTCAATGTCATTAGATTCATTTAAAGGATATGCTTCTTCTTTATTTTCTAAACAAAATCCACAATATGGTTTAAACCATTTTATTTGCCACTTTTGAGATTTTTTATTCACAATACAAATATCACCCTCATAAATATCTGTTCCGTTTTTATCGGTAAGTCCTGAGAATTGAGATATTTTATTCACATCACCTAACCAAGAAGATATATTATCAAAAAAACATGATAATCCAACATTATCGCTAAATATCATCTGTTGATTGCTATTATTTTTTGAATCAGATAACCATGCTCTAAATTTTATTACTCTATTCATTTTGTTTATTTTATTTGATTATTTTGGTTAATTCCTAATTTTATGTCTAGTTCGTCTGAAACTGATTTGAGTTGGCTAATTTTACTTTCTTTTTTTGCGGAACTTTTTTCTTTGTTTTTAAAATCATTTTTATTCCATGTTGATAACCTATATTTTAATCCCCATGTTTTTTCAAGTTCTTGTTTGAATTTAGTATTTGATTTTGTTGGTTGAGTCCAATATAGATAAAAATCATTTAACATTTCTTTACCATAAGTATCTAAAAAAGGTTTGAGTGTGGAAGCAAATTTTAATTTGCGCTCCTCTATATTATTTTTTATTTCATTAACAATTACATTTTCACTTACATTAGCATTAACACTATCACTTACATTAACACTTACACTTAGGCTTTTTTGGCTTTCTAAATTAAGGCTTGGGTTTTTTGGGTTTTTTTCGCTTTCTTCTATTTTAAGAATATCATATTGTTTATCAATACTTTCATGTAAATTTTTAGCATCTGTTAAGTGATTATTTTTTAGTGGTCTACCGCCTTTTTTACCATTTTCAGATTGCTTAAATCTAAATTGCTCCCACCTTTGCAAATCACGTTTTAGAGTTTGTTTAATAGGCTCAAATAAAACTTCAAGTAATAAATCATCTTCAATAGTTGGATTATTGTCATTTACATATTCTAATATTACTTTAAATAATCTACCTGCAACATCATCTGGAACTTTTGCCAAAGTATGATTTAAGTCTGCATAAAGAATAAATGATTTTTTATTTTCTGCCATTATGTCGATTTTTTAAAAAGAAAAGCACCCTCTGGAAAATCGACTAACCCACATACGAAATATGTGTTTTCAGGTGCTTTATATTGTGAAAATATTTGTAACATTTTGTGTCGATTTACTGCAAAAGTAATAAATAATATTTGATTTTGCAAATTAATTATTGTTTAGTTTATTTTTTTTAGCCTCTAAAACTCTACCTAATAGCTCATAATCAATATGAGGTAATCTAACATAATCTGAATTACTAAGATTATAAGGTTTTAAAGGTTCAAACGAGCCTTTGAATATTCCTGTGCTACTTATATTCCTAACTCCAATATTTGAAGTAGTAGGCTTGTATTCTAGTGTGTAGTATGTTAGCATGATTTTATATTTAATCTGTATTTTAAAGTTAATTCATGTTGTTTTTTTTGGTAGTATAATTTTCTACTTTGTGATTTTACATTATCCATCTTATCTTGTAGATAATTGTATTGCAATGTTAATTCTAATAATGTCATATCTTTTGTTTTAAATTATATGCAAATATATAACCTTTTTACGTAAATAAAAATTTATTTTTACAAATATGCAAAATAAAGTGTAAAGCATTGATAATTAAGCTAATAAAATTTAGTTTAAATAAATCATATAATTTAATTTGTAAAATGATAAAAAAGTACTATTTTTGCATTATGCAATATCATTTAGAGGTCTTACAGATTATAAATACTAGAAAAACTGCATTTTGTAGAGTTTATGCAATCTATGATAACAAGATAAGACAATTTATAAATTGCCCTGTAAATTACTTTCATACAGGTAAAAATTTAGTATTTGAAAATAACGAAATAGGTGCTTCACTTGTAATAGATGGTAGTTTATTGACAATTAAAGGCATGACAATAGATGACATAAAATTAGAGTTAATAGGGTGCAGGAGCGGTAAATATGAAAATGAATCACATAATACAAGTTGCATTATCAATTCAAACCTACCAGACCATCTACTAAACATCATAAAAATAGATAATATTAAATTAAAAGAACGATTAAACAATTAAACAAATGGCAAACGAAAAAGTATATGGCAAAGGATTTTATGGTAAGCTTCCAAGACAAGGCGCACCAGATTATGTATTAGGTACTTTGAATATCAAGGTAGAAGATGCTATTAAATTTTTAAAAGAAAATGCAAATAGTAGCGGATATGTAAACTTTGATATATTGAAGCAAAAAAAAGATGAAAATGCTTTGAGCTTAGTATTAAATACATTTGAGCCAAAAAGTAATGGTAGCAACTGAACTGCCAAAGCACCAGCTGAACCAACGAAAAGTGAAATAGAGGATGGATTGCCATTTTAAAAGAAATATTGAAGTAGTATTAATTAAAGAATCATTATTAGATACTGATGATTTAGAATATGAATTTCATAATCAAACTTTAGCTATATGTTACTCAATAGATAGCGCTGATGATTTTATAAAAGAAAAGTTTAAAGGACTTGAAATTATATCAAACAATGAAACTGATGGTACTATAAACGTAAAATCATTTGATATTAAAAAAGGCAATCGAATACATAGAATATATTATCAATTATTTAATGTAAAATAAAACAAACAAAATGCAAACAACAAAATTTAAAGTAGGTGATGTGGTTTATGATTCAGTAAACTATCCAAATCAAAAAGGAATAGTAAATGAAATAAGTCTTTTTTATGGTGAACTTTATCCAATACACGTTAATTTCAATAATAATTCACATAATTGGTACACTATAAATGGATGTCTAAGTCATAATGGCACTTCAATTAGCACATTATCATTCACTCCATACGAAGTAGAATTTAAAGGCTTCACACAAGATAGACCAAAAGTGCTAACTGATGAAATGAAAGTGTGCATCAAAGGTGATGGAACTGCTGAATATGGTAAAAAGATTATTGAGTATTTAGAAAAACTAGGAGGTATTAATAATGGAGATTTAAATGGGATTAATAATGGAGAATTAAATAGGATTAATAATATTTTCTATTATTTAATAGATGAAGATTTTGATATTAATATATTCTTATCTATTCCACAAGGATACAGAGAAATAGACTTAAAAAAAGAACTTAGAGAATTTAACGATTATATATATACAGGACAAAAACAAGGACCTATTTGCTATGTAGGTAAAAAGATAGAATACAATGGAAGTATCTTTTTGATATTACAACAAGACAAGGAATCTGTAGATATATTACTCGATGGCAAACAAGAAGTAATAATGATTGAGGACATCAAAAATGGCAAATACAGAATAATAGAATAAGTTTGCACAATAAATAAAAAGTACTATATTTAATTATGGCAAAAATAAAATTTAAAGATATAAAACCTGATAGCAGGAATACAAACAAGCACACCGAGTATGGTATGCACACACTAGATAATTCACTAGAACAAGTAGGAATTATTGAAAGTGTAACAATAAGCAATGATAATGTAATTATAAGCGGAAATGCTAGGCACGAGAAAATAGGGCAAAAGTTTAGCAAAGACGCTATTGTAGTTGAAACCGATGGCACTACACCAATAGTTATTAAGCGTACCGATATACAAAGCGGAACAAAGGAATTTCATAAGGCATCTATTCTCGCAAACACAGTAGCCCAAAAGAACCAAAATATTGATGTGGAACTTGTAGAGGTAATTGCAGATGAATTTGATTTTGAGCTTGAAGAGGTGTTTGTGGAGGTAGTGGAGGAAGAAAGTCATTTAGAAGCTCAAGAAGATGATTTTGATGCAACACCACCCGAAACACCTATAACTGTTTTGGGCGACCTTTACGAAATAGGAGAGCATCGTTTGCTTTGTGGAGATAGTACGGATAGCGACCAAGTGGCAAAGTTAATGAATGGACAAAAGGCTGACATGGTATTTACTGACCCGCCTTATGGGGTAAGTTATACTGGAGGTCATAATAAAAAACAAAGAACTGGTATTATTGCAGATGAATTACAAGGAGAAGATTTGTCAAGTTTATTTGAGGATTCTATAAATACAGCTTGTATATTTTCAAAAGATTCAGCACCTTTTTATATTTGGTATGCTGGAGGAAAATCAAAAGAGACTTACTTAGGATTGTCTAAAACACCAATTGAAGTAAGAGCAGTTATTTGTTGGTATAAAGTTAAAAGTGGTTCTGGAGCTTTTATGTCACAATATATTCCAAATTATGAGCCTTGTATATATGGTCATAAAGAAGGTAAAACAATTCAATGGTTTGGGCCAACTGACGAAAAAACTGTTTGGGAATTTAAAAAAGATAATACGAATGATTATCACCCTACACAAAAGCCAATAGATGTGGTTGAACGTGCTTTAAATAATAGTAGTAAAAAAGGACAATTAATTTATGATGCTTTTGGAGGAAGTGGAAGTACAATGGTTGGAAGCCATCAATTAAAAAGAACAGCTAATTTAATGGAGCTCGACCCTAAATATTGCGATGTAATTGTAAAGCGAATGATTAAACTTGACCCTACTTTGGTAATCAAACGTAACGGAGTAGTAATAGATAAAAAAGAATTTGATGATAACTAATAATAAACATCGAATATTTGCAGACGAGTATATACTCACAAATGATGCTATAAAAAGCTATCAAAAAGCATATCCTAAAAGCAAAAGTGAAAGTGCAAGGGTTGAATCCTACAAAATCCTACAAAACCCTACAATTTCAGCATATATCAAAGACAAACAAGATAAAATAAGATTAGAGCGTGAAAATAGCCATGTAGAAGCAATAAAAAACGAAAGTAAGGCTAATATACTACAAAGGGAGAAAGCCTTAGAAATGGTAAGCAATGTAGTAAAAATACAATACAATAAAATAGTGGCAAAAGATAGCAAGGCAAATAGTAGTGATAAAATGGCATTTTATGCAGGTGTTGAAAGGTTGTCAAAAATGGATGGTTGGGATGAAGCTATTAAAAACAATTTAACAATTAATAAAGGTGCAGATGATTTATTCATTGAGGAATAATGCAGAAATTCAAGATAAAAAGAGAATGGTATAGTGAACATTTCAAATCCTTCCTACAATCTAAAAATAGGTATCAAATACTATGGGGTGGTCGAGGTGGTGGTAAAACACATAATATTATACTTAAACTTATTGCAATATCATTTCTACAAGAGTATAATCATATAGTATATGTCAATAAGGTATTTGGTGACATAAGAAAAAATCAATTCAAAGATATAATTAAAGTATTAAAAGCACTTGGACTTACTAAGTACTTTAGTATTAATAAAACAAATTATGGCTTTAAGAACCTAATAACAGGTACTGAATTTACTGCACTCGGAATGGATAATGCAGAAAATACCAAAGGACTTTCAGACCCTACTATTATATGGTGGGATGAGATAAACAAAGGTAGTCAAGATGATTTCACTACATTGAATGCACTTTTAAGAACTCCATTAAATAAAAATCATCAATTTATAATTAGCTTTAATCCAGTCGATGTCAATAGTTGGCTAAGGACTTATTTTTTTGATGAAAATGATGATAGTAGAATAAAGATAGACTTCTTAGATTCTTATGTTAATCATTCTACATTTGCCAATAATGAATTTATAGATAGAGAAAAATACGAGGAAACATTAAGGCTCAATTATTCACATAATCAAAATTTACTCGATGTCAATTTATATGGTAAGTGGGGCAAAGCTGAAGTAGATAAACCATTTATCCCTACATTCAGAAAAGAAAAGCACGTACAAGATTGTGAATACAATAACGGAACTATTTATCTTAGCTTTGACTTTAACGTCAATCCTATGACTTGCATAGCAGGGCAATTACAAGGCAATAAAATTGTAGTAATTGAAGAGTTTGTATTAAGAGATAGTGATATTTACGAACTATGCGACCATATAAGAATGAAGCTACCTAAATCTAACAACATCATGGTAACAGGTGATGCCACAGGTAAGAATAGACAAGCAATAAGTAAAGGTGGTATAACTTACTATCAAGTGATTGCTGATAAATTAAAGCTATCTGGTTATCAATTTGTAATACCTAGCGTAAACCATTCTAATTTGAATAGCAGGGAGTTAATTAGCAGGGCGTTCCATACTGATTTGTGCTATATCAATCCGAATTGCAAACTTATGATTAATGACTTAACTTATTGTGAAGTTGGTAGTGATGGTAAATTATTAAAGAAAACCACAGGAACAGGCTCTGAATTATCACACTTAATGGATTGTCTTAAATACTTATTAATTAATAATTTTAAAGATAAGTTAGATTTTAATTAATTGTATGTTTGTTAAAATAAATTTGAATAATTAATAATATTAAACTATATTTGTATTGTAATTAAAGATAAAATGAACGTATCTAAGTATAAATATAATAACTTAAAAGGATTTGCTAAAAAATCTATTGATGAGTATAATAAATTCATTAAGGAAAATAGTAAAACCAAACCTAAAAAGAAAGTTAAAAAAGATACTAAACCTAAAATAAGTACATTTAAAAAAAAATACCTAAAATATTTAGATAGTAAAGAATGGGCAACTATAAAAATAGAAATGAAGTTATACAAAGGGAATAAATGTGAAATATGCAACTCTTCTAAAAATTTACACGTACATCATAAAAACTATAAAAATCTATTTAAGGAAGAGTATAGTGATTTAATGTTAGTATGTGAAGTATGCCATAAAAAAATACATAATAAATAAAGTTTAATTAGATAGTTTTTAATAAGGTTGTGCCACTCATTAATTGAGTGGCTTTTTTATTTGCATAAATCAAATAATTTACTATATTTAAAAGTATGGCAAATGAGAATGTAGTTTTAAAAGTTTTATTCGATACATCGGAAGCGGTATCAAGTGCAAAGAATCTTGATAAGGTTATGCAGACCACTAGCAAGGCTACTGATGACCTTAACGTATCACTTAACACAACTCAAAAAGAATTATCCGAATTTGATAAGAATGTTAAAGGTGGGGCGGATGGTTTAAAAAATCTAGCACAGGCTAAAAAGCAATTCAATGATATATCTATTGCATCAAGCACTAAGGAAGTAAAAGAATTAGCAAATGAGCTTCAAAACGTCTTAATGAAAGATAAGGAGTTTATGAAAGTAGCAGGTGAAGTGGCAAAGGCAGTTGAAAAGGGTGCAATAAGTAATGCACAGGCTTTTGAAATATTGGAGGATGCAATCAACAAAGGAGTTTCGAGCGTTAAGGAGTTAAGCAATCGTACTGAAGACATGACTAAAAAAACCATGTCATTCAAACAAGAAATGCGACAGCTTACCGAATTAATTAATAGTGGTAAGTTAAAAGGTGATGAGCTAGTTATAGCAAAACAAAGACTTGCTGATATGAAAGACCAAGCAGGTGATTTGGCTAATCAAACTAAGATATTAGGTAGTGATACTAGAGCTTTAGATACTGCAATGCAAGGTTTATCTTTGGGAGTTGGCATATTTGCATCATTGCAAGGTGCATCCGCTTTATTTGGTGGTGAAAATGAAAAGGTACAACAAGCATTATTAAAGGTTAATGGTGCAATGGCAGTACTTCAAGGATTGCAACAAATACAAAATACTTTAGATAAAGAAAGCGGATTTGTAATAAGTGCTAAAACTTATGCTTTAGAATTATATACTTTTGTTGTTGGAGCTAGTACAGGAGCTATGAAGTTGTTTAGAATAGCTTTAGCGGCGACAGGTATAGGATTAGCAGTTATAGCTATAGCTACTTTAATAGCTAATTATGATAAATTAAAAAAAGCAGTTGAAGAAAATTCAGAGGGTTTCCAAAACTTTAAAAAAGTATTATTTGTTGTACTTCCAGTTATTGCATTAATAATTGAAGCAATACAATTATTATCTAAAAATATTGATAATATAAAATCCACTATAGCAGGTTTAAGCAGTGCATTTTCAACTGCATTTGAAGGCATTGGAAATATTGTAAGTGGTGGATTAAAGGATGGATTTAAAGGTATTGTAAATAAATTTAAGGACTTAGGCAAACAAACTAGTGATTCTTATACCAAAGCTTATATAGAACAAGAACAAATCAATGCACAGAAAAGACTTAATGAATTTGCAAAGGCATCACAGGAGTTCAACAATAGACAAATATTATTACTAAAAGCACAGGGCAAAGACACTTATAATTTAGAAGCTAAACAAGTAAATAGAAGCGTTAATATTCTTAAAAATGGACTTGATGAAAAGGAAAAAGAAGAACTAAGAAATATAGAAGGCATTGAATTAAAACTCAAACAAAAGATAGCATTAAGTAATGATGAAGCTAAATTATATAATGAAAAATCTGAAAAGATAACTGAAATTTTAAAAGCTGAAAATGAGCGTGATATTTTCTATGCAAATAGAGAACGTGAACTAGCTGAAAAGCATAAAGAACGATTAAAAGAAAATGCTGAAAAGGTAAAAGCGCAAAAAGAAAAAGAAAAAGCGCAAAAAGAAAAAGAAAGAGCGGGGTCGTTATTAAATTTAATTGCTGTATTTACAAAAGAAATAGAATTTTTACAAGAAACTTTAACTTTAAAAGAAATTGATTTAAGCGTTCCATTAAGATTAGAAGATGTGAATATTGATGATGTATTAGATTATACAGAAAGACTTAAAAGCGCATTTTTAAGCGCTACAGCAAGTATAGGCGGAGATTTTAGCGGTGTAACTAGTGGCTTAGGTGGATTAACTACAAGTTTATTTGACTTAAATGCAACTAAAAAAGCTATTCAAGAACAAAGATTAGTTGTAGAATTTGCATACAAACAATTAGAATCTACAAAAATAGATTTTAATAATAAGATGAAAGAAGCTAATAAGCAATTAGCAGACGCTGAAAAAGATGGCAATGAAGAAAGGATAAAAGAAGCTAAAAGAACTAGGGATAAATTAACACAAGATTATGATAAGAGTGTACAAGAACAACAAAGCAATATAAAGAAACAAGAAAGTACGTTATTATCTTTAGAAGATGGATTAAAAAAAGCATCTGGACAAATAGCAAAATATGTTGGTGATATATTTTTAGGATTCACTCAAATAATATCGAATTCAATAGATAGAAATATTGCTAATTTAGATAAGCTAATTGAAAAACAAAAAGTAAATGTAGCAGAAGCTAAACAAATAGCGGATAAAGGTAATTCACAGTTATATGATGCTGAATTAAAAAAAGAAGCTAAGTTAGAGGAATTAAGACGTGAACAAGCACGTAAAAAGAAAGCTATTGCAATAGCTGAAATACTTATTAATAATGCGGTTGGTATAGCTAATATATGGGCGCAATGGGGGTCACAAGCTCCTGCTGGGCCAATAATAGCTGGAGTACTAACTGGACTTTTAGCGGCGCTTACTGCGGTGCAAATTGGAGTAGTATCTAGCCAACAATTCAGAAAAGGTGGTAAAGTACCTACAGGAATGATGAAAGGTGCATCACATGAGCAAGGCGGTATTAAGTTTGGTGTGCAAGGTAGAAATGAGTTGTACGAAATGGAAGGAGATGAGTTTATTTTCAATCGTGAAACTTCATTAAAGAATCAAAAATGGTTTGATAAAATTAATAATGAAAAAATTGATTTGGATAATTTATTAGCTAGTGTAAGATTAGATTCAATGCAATTAAATCCGATATTATCCACTACATTTGTAAATCAAAACGGGCAATTAGAAGACAGACTAAAACAAGTTGAAAAGGCTATAATTGATTTACCTAATAGGATGCCACAGGCTTCATTCAATGCAGATAGTAGAGGCTTAAGTTTTAGAATGAAACAAATAATTGACAAAGAAAACGCTTGGAAAAGATAAATGAAGTTACAATTAGCATATCAATCAGTACAACCAGTAACAGCAAAGCCAGTTTATAACTTAGCTTCATTGCCAGTTACATGGTTTGATGTTCCAGAGCAAGATGTTGAAGGACTTGAAAAACTTACATTAAATTGTGAGCGTCAAGATGGTAACCAAGTAATGAGGAAAATGAGTGGCGATATTAAATTTTATAATGGAACTAAAGACTTACTACTTACTAATTTCTATGACAATAACGCTCAATATATGTGGGTTCGTTTTTATGATTGTGAATGCGGAGTATGGATATTCAAAGGACAAATTACAAGGGATAAAATAGAATGGTGTACAGATGAGTGTTATATATTAGCTAGAGCAACAGAATATGATGAGGTTACTGATGCTTATTTTAGTTTAAATAATGTTTTAGATTATGATGCTTATAAGGTAATTGGTGAAAAGTTTTTAAATTTTCCTATAAAATTAGGACTTCTAGCCACTAGATATAAATATCAAGAGGGTGCTAGAATAGGTGGTTTATTAAGTGCTACAATAGCCAACCAACCAAATTTTATATTTGCATCTGGAATATTAAATAGTACAAATTCATTAAATGGATGGACAGGTGATAACTACAATTACACTCCTGCTGGACATAGCTATCAAAGTAATTTAAACCCTTATTATCATGCTTATTTATTAAATAATGATGTATCAAAACCATTAAAGGAAGCTGAAATAGGAAATAAAATAAGGTTAGAACATAGATATGTAAAAACTACAAAGCAATTTTTAGAACAATTAAAACCTATTTTCAATGCAGATTATTTATTAAAAAGTGTAGGCGGTGTAGTTCAATTTATATTTGAAAGAAAAGATTATTTTTATTATAATTCTGTAATATGGAAAGATTGTACAGATTATCAATTATGTTTTGAAATAGATAATAGAAATATGTTTGCTTATGCAAATATGCAATGGCAAATGTTGTCAGCAGGTGAAGATGATTTAAATACTGCTACATTTAAAGAATTATACAATGATATTGTAGAATGGAATAATCCAATCAATCCAATTCAAAAAGATGAATATGGAGCTTATTGTTCTTTTGGTTGGATGCCTTTATTTGGACATTCGGATTATACAACTAGTAATAATCTATATGATTGCTTAGCATTAAAAGGTAAAAGTGTAATAGCTCCACCAAGTATATGTATTGCAGGATATAATACTATTAATTTTAGTAATGAATTTAATCCAATAAATTTAGGGCAATATGATAGTAGTATATATGCTAGTGCAGTTCACAAAGCTAATAGTGCAATGTGGTTTAATGGCAATTATAGACAAGCAGTCACAGATGTAGGAAAAGATAATCTATGGGCAAATATATCAATATATAGCGGTAACGGATTATCAAACTATGAGGACTGCAATTTATATGATAATTTCCACTTCATAGAGAATCCTAGAAATTTACCAAACCACAGAGGAGTTTATGGTAAGTATCAAAGAAAATGGTTAAAATACTCACTAACTATTGATTTTAGTTGTGCTGAATATTTATCATATCAAAATGATAGTGCAATAATGATTAATGTATTTGGAACTCCAACCAAAGCAATAATAGAAAGTATAGAATTTAATTTTAAAGATAGAACAGCTAGAATAACAGGAATAATATAATGAAAAGAATAAGCATAGCATATACTGATGATATAAGCGGATTAACTTCAAGTACCGATTTAATTTGTGCAATAGGTGAGTTTAAGCAAATGGAAGCACAATATGGTTGTGACACTTGTTTAGATAATGTTATAGTCAAATATAATAGTGCATTTGCTTTAGATGTACCAATAGAGCCTACAACAGATAATAGTTGGAAAATATCCACTACAAACCTAACTACAGGAGTTGAATATCCTATGAGCTTAGAAGTTGATGGAAGTTCGCAAGATAGCAATTACTATCAAGGTAAAAATTATGAAGTCTATTTTACAAAAGATAGTTTAAATACTTTCACAATTAGGCATAAGTTTTATATAACAGATGATACAAATACTTTCATAGGTCAAAATGGTGCTAATAGTTTTAGTAATTGGTTGCAAAATAAATCTACAAGTGCTAATAATAACAATCAAACAAGCGTATATGATAGTACTAAGTATTTTACTAAGTTTCTTAGTATTGACGGAATAAACACAAATGCAAATGAAAGGTATTTAGATTATGATATTGCCTATGCTAGATTTTATGAAAACGAATCAACTACATTTGTTACAGATGGATGGACTTTAACTACACCTCAACAATTAATAATTAATACACCAGTTACAACTACTATAGAATTTGATAGTGGAGCTACAACTCCGAGTAGTGCAAAAATAATGTTAATAAACAAAAATGGTGAAAGTACAGGAAGTTTTAATGATTCGATAATTGAAGATTCACAGATTGCCACAATGTCAAATGTAGGCAGTAGTTACACATTAAAAGCTGATTTAACTGCATTAACTCCATCTACAAAAGATATATTAGCAATAGTTTATGATGATGCAGGTTCGCTTGTTTATAGTGCAAAATTGAATGCATCAGAAGTAATATATGGATGTTATCCAACTATTGAACCTAGATATGGTGATTACAATAATCCTTATATAGGTGCTTGTTTAGAATCTACAATGAGTGAAAGGGTTTTATATGGGTTTAGGGTAAGTAGAACAGATTTTAATAAGATAGATGTATTAACTCCAGATTGTTTTCCTTTAGGATATGAAAATTATGACAAAGTAGCAAGATTAAAATTAAGTATTCAAAGTACAGGTGTAGTAGTGCATGAATCAATAGCAGTTTATAGTTTGGGAACGTGGACGGCAGTACCAGTATTTGGCACAGGTTCAATGACTGTAAACACAACGACTTCATGGTATCAATTCTTATTTACAATGCGAAATGAATGGTTAGGGGAGTACATATTAGCAGAGTTTGAACTTGATATAATTTATTCAACTACTCATACTGAAACAATACAATGTAGTTCGTTAAATCATATATTAAATTATGATATGGCTTTAGCAGTTCCAAAAATTCATAGTATCCAATTAATTAATCCAGATACAGGCGGTGTAATAACTTCAATAATTGACAATATAGTAAGTTTAAATTCAACTTGTTTAGATTATTTTAAAGTAAAAATTTGCAAACTAGATACAGATGAGTTTAATATAATACCAGTCTTAAAACAAGGTGTTAATAATTTTGAATACGACCCTTATAGCAGTGCAGTTATGCCACAATTAACAAATAGTTATTTTGTAGGAGTTCCTGCTACATTTGCAGGTTCTGATTGTGCAGTGTTCTACTTAGATACAAGTAGTTTAGATAAGACTTTATCATGGAGTTTAGAAGTAATAATTAAAAAAGTATAAGATGATAATACATACATATCCTTTATGTTTAGTAGGAACGGAAACAAGTAATGATTCAAGAACTGAAAGACTACAATTAATCTTTGGTGATTGTGCCAGACTATTAGGGTTTAATGAAGAAGACGAGTGTGGTGCTTGTTATTGCCAACCATTTATTGATGGTGATAAATTTATATTTCAAATACCATTAGAAAGCTATGATGTTGTTGATAGTGTAGATTTATACACACTTGATGAAGTATTTATTGCAAACGTCCCATTATTCGATGCAACTTCATTACTAACAGAGTTTGGAGCTTTTACCAATTTAGAATTTGATATGAGTACATATAGCACTTTGGCAGGTGTAGATTGTTTCAAGGTGCAAGTAACTTATAAAAATACAACTTATATGAGTGGTGGATTTTGTAAAGTACAATGTAATGAACCAACATTACTATTCTGTAGTGATTACACTAAAAAAGATTGTAATGGAACTATATATAATTTTTCAGTAATTCACAATGCAAGTACACTTCCCGGGGTTGTTTATTCTAATTGTATGAGATTAAAGGCAGTTATTGAACGTAAAGGAGTAGCAGAAGAAAATACTTATGATGAAGTAAATACAAGTCTATCAAGTAGAATAGTTCACACTAAAAGTAAAACAATAGACCAATATGAGTTGAGAATATGGGGTATTCCGGAGTGGCAAGTTGATAGAATTAAGGCAGTTTTAGCTGGTAAAAACTTGACTATTACAGCTCCAAATGGTAGAATTTATACACTACAAGTTAAGAGTGGATTTGAAAAGGGCAATGAAAAGGGTTCGCTTTGGTTTCCGATTGTTAAACTTGAAAAAAGTTGCGAGATTATTAATAAAAATTGTTAATCAAATTTATTTTAAATATTATTTGCATTTATAAAAATAAATATTATATTTAAAAGTATGGTACAATTAAAGCATAATATTACTGGTAAAGTTCACAACATGAACGAAAAGCAGTATAATAAAATGGTTAGTTTAGGTCAAACATTCCCTAACTATACAAGGCTTGTAGATACTAAGAAATTAGTTACAGAATTGGAAGATGAACTAAAAGAAAAATTAAATGGCGATTATGAAACGCCTGAAGATACTATAAACAAAACAGACGAGCCATTAATTAACACTAAAAAAAAGAAAAAAGATGATTTGTAATTCATTGTGCGCTCCAGATATGCCAACTCCATTTACTTCATGTAAAAATGAAACTAGAAGTGCAGGTATAAAAAGTTATGGATTTTTTCCATGTAACGAAAATATAGATTTAACAGATGTTGCAGATGTTACTACTGCTGTATCAAATGGAATAATCCAAATGTTGCCTATAGGTATTGGTGCAAAACCAGTTCCGTCAAGTGAGAATAAAAAATTAGCTTCATGTCTTCCAGATATGCCAATAGGTGTATGGACACATACTGCTACTTTTGAAAGTTCATTTGTAGATAAGACATTAAATACAGATTTTGCATACTACAATAAAATATTAAAAAATCCATTAGGATATAGATGGTTTTATGTAGATTGTAACGGTTTGATATACTATAACAATCACTATACAACAGGGTCAGCTACTATTCAAAGTGGTTTGCAAATGGTAGTAAGTGGTGGTTTAGATATTACAACAGATGCAATCAAAGAACTACAAACATATAAACTTGCTTTTACATTTGTTTATGATGAACCTGTAATAATAGGACGTTATGTAGCAGGTATGGATTCAGCATTATTTGACACAGTAGTATCTTAATATGCTAGTTGAGGAACTATTAAAATATACAAATTTAGAAATAGACCCACAATTGAGAAAGTTGTGGGTTTCTATCTATAATAGTATGATAGTTCACACTAGAGGTGAGCAACCAAAAGAACTACTAGAAATCAATAGACCAAACGAGCCAAAAGAAATAATTAAGTATCGAGTTGATACTTATTTTCCTATTACAAAAGACCCTATTTTAAAGGCTTTAAATTCAACTTATCACTTAATTAAACAAAGTGATTATAAGTTAATTTGTAGCGATAACATCAAAGAATATCTAAAAGAAAAGAAATTTGAAAGCGTTGTATCAATCAATAAATTAAATATTTATGATTTGATATTCAAGTCATTTTTGCAATTAAATACGGAAGACCCAAACGCAGTAATATTTGTTGAAGCTGAACACCCAACAGATAAAAATGACATCCCTAATAATAGACTTAAAACTGAAGAAGTAGATATTGAAATCAAATATATACCAAGCAAAAATATTCGATACATAGATGAAAATATCTTAGTCTATAATTATAAAACAACTTATGTAGATGAAGTAGAATGTATAGTTTACAAAATAGTAAACGATACAGATATTTGGATATACCACCCTACAAAATTCAATGATAAAAATGAATTAATCTATGAGTTAAGACCATACTATAATCACAATTTTGGATTTATACCATTTAGAGTTTTAGGTGGATTAGACACTATTAAAAGTGCAGAAGTAAAAGAAAAAAATAAAAAAGTAAATAAAGAATATAGATTATTTGATACTTACTTTACAGCATATAATTCATGGGCAAATAAAGCTATAATTGCATCAAGTGAAACAGATGCAGTTAAAGTTAGATATGGTTTCCCAGTTACAGAAAGATTAGCAACCGTTTGTAATACTTGTAAAGGTAGAAAAGAAATACCAGAGCCAAATTGTAATAATAACGATTGCAAAGACATAAGATGTCCTAATTGCAATGGGTTAGGAGTTGAGATAGCTTTATCCCCTTATAGTGAGATATTAAAATCACCACCAAATCCTATCAATGGGGAAGTTGCAACCGATATACCAACAATAAGATACTATTCACCACCAATGGATGCAATAGCTATAAATAAAGAGTATTGGTATGAAATGATGGATAAAGCAGAGCAGTCAATATCTATTTATCAATCATTTGATAATCAAAGTGGAGTTGCAAAAGAAATTGATAGAGAACAAAAACGTGATTTTATTTCTGTAATAGGTAATAATTTATTTAGCTTATTAGAGTTTAGTGTTAAATGTATATCTAAGTATAAATTTGATGATACCGAAGTAAGAGTAATTGAGCCTATACGTTATGAAATACGAAACAAAGAAAGTGTAGTAAAAGAAATAACTGAATTAAATGCAGTTAATAAAAGCCTTGCAAAACCATTATCATTAGAATATATAGAAATGGAGTATGATGGTAATGAAAAAAGAATATTAGAAATACTTATCGAGAATGATATTTACTATGATTATTCATTACAAGATTTATCTACACTACAGGCTATGCAAAGATTAGATAATAATGCTTTTGAATTTCACATGAACGGATATAAGTGGTTAAGTGAATTACTAGAAGTTGAAAGTAATATGAGCAAAACAAATTCAGAACTTGTAACTTTGGCTTATGAAAAAATTATTCCAAGAGAGCCAACAAGAATCTAGTGAAGTAATCAAAGACTTTTTAAAATCAATCGTAGGAGATTTTAACGAGGTTTATGATGAAGTTTACAAAAAGATATTAGGTAAAATAGATGTAAAAGATGGACAAGTTCAATACAATGACAACTTAGTTAATCTTATACGTGAATACGTTATACAAGCCACAATCAAAACTAACTACAAAGCAAATGTTTTAAAGTTTGTAGATAATTCTAAGGGAGTAGCAGGTAAGGATATTACAATCAATAAGGAGCTTGGCAATAAAGTTGCATCCAATGTAACGAATAAACTACTAAATAATACAGGAATATTTTATGAGGGTTTAACAGCTGGTGGTTATGAAGTAAATGTAGTTAATCGAGTGCAAAGTTTAATATATAATTCATTAAAAAATAATGTATCAGTATTAGAGTTAAAAGCTAATTTAGAAAAGTACTTTGATGCAACAGATGATATAGGCGACCTATATAAATACACTAAACAAGTCGCACAGGATAGTTTATATCAATACACTGGTGAGTTAAACGCAGGTATTTACGATGAATTAGGATTAAATGGAATAATATATACTCCAAACATTTTAATCGAGCGTTCAAGACCTATATGCACAAAAATAATCGACACTTACAAAGCTGAAATAAGTAATGAAGAGTTATTGTTATTACTAAATAAAGCTGATAAAGACCCCAAAGGATTTGGGCAAGGTATGATAGTACCAACTAAAACAGTAAGCGAATTTATTCGTAATAGAGGCGGTTATAATTGCATTCATAAGGCTTATGGTACTTTGATATAATTTTATAAACTATAAAAAATATTTGCATTTTGTTTTTAAAATGTTATATTTAAAAAACTCATAAATAAAACACAATGATAGAACTATTAAGAAAATTAAAGACACTTGAAAATCCAAATCAAGTTGATGAAATCAAAGGAAACGAAAAGGTATTATTTGACAAGCGTAAAAATGTGATAGCTATTGTAAGTTATCCTAAAACAATACAATTTGATAAGGTTGTAAAATTCAATACAAATGATTGGGAGTACTTAGATGAACAAGGAGTAAGAGAATATTTAGCTACTAAAGGCATCAATTTAGATGAAGTAGAATCACATATTGAAACTACAGAAGAACCTATTAATGATATTTTAGAAGAGTTGGAAAAAAGAGAGCCTATTGGTTTTGACAACCATTTTAAAGGTACACGAGGCATAGACAGGAATCAATCAATAGAAGATGCAATAAAAGAATCCAAAGAAGAAACAATAACACCTAAAAAGAAATCAGGCAGACCAGCTAAAAAATAATTTTTTAATCATAAACAAAAAAACAAATGGAATTTTTAAAACTACTAGGTCTAAGTGAAGACCAAATTACAAAGGCAACAAGTGGAACGGCTGAAGAACAACAAGAAATTGCAGACACTTACAAAGATTCAATAAAAGAATCCGTAATAAACAATCCTGCAAATTACAAAGCAATAGCAGATAAAGAAAAATTAGGAGCTATAAAAGTAGCTGAAAAGAAAATAGCTAAGATACTTGGAGTAACTATTGAAGACACCGACAATGTAGATAGTTTGCTTGAAAAAGGTAGAAAGCAATTAATTAGCAATAGTGAATTAACTGCTCAAGAACTACAAACAAAATTAGCAGACGCAGAGGGCAAATTAATCCAATTTGAAAAAGAAATAATCCCTGCAATAAGAGTTGAAGAGCAAAGCAAAGTAAATCAAGTTTACATAGATTTAGCTTTAAATACTAGTGCATCTAAATTAGAAAAAAGCATCTTACCAATTGAGGATAGAATATTGATTGGTAAAAGTAAATTGCAGTCAATGGGTCTGGAATTAGGATATGATGGTGAAAAGAAATATGTAATAGTAAAGCAAAAAGAAACTGGATTATTGCCACAAATAGGGGATAAAACATATCAATTAAATGACTTAGATGGAGTGTTTTCAGCAGTACTAGAACCATACAATCAAAAGTCAAATGGGGGCGGACAAAATCCACCTGCAAACAATGGACAACCATTTACACCACCAGCAGGAGCAGTAAAACTTAATCCTATTGCTGAAGCTAGAATAAAAGAATTAGAAGCTAAAACAAATCAATAACTATGGGATGTTGTGGAACGAATAAAAATGTAGTAAGCACACCTAAGCAAATTAAAACAAATAGCTTAGGAGTGGTAAAACCTAATGCAAATACTATTGTAATAAGTATCAAATGAAACCAGATGATGTAATTGAATATCTTAATAAAATGGCAAAGTTCATTCAAGAAAGCCAACAAGAAATGCAAGTTCTTGTGAGTGGTGCAATGCTTGGAACTATGACAAAAAGAATATTCAATAATCAACAAGGTAGTGAGAATAGCTTTGGTGCTAATTTAGGAACTTATACACCAGCTTATGCAAAGGCAAAAGAAAAAAAGTATGGGGCTAAGTTAGCATCAAAAGTAAATTTATATGCAAGTGGCACATTGTTCGGAAGCACAAAACAAGTACAAGATAAAGGCAATACATATATAGCAGTTTCAGATGTTAAATATCCAACAGGAGAAAATACAGTTAAAGTATCTGAATACCTAGATAAACAATATGGAGAAACATTTTCACCAAAAGAAAGCGAAAAAGAAAAAGCAATTGAGATTGGTACAAAATTCATCAATAGAAAAGTTGCAGAATTTACTAGCAAATAAAATTATAGAATCATGTTTGGAGAAATTATTGATAAAATAGTAATTGAGGACTTTGATAATTACGGAGTAGTATTTGAAAAGGATGGAAGATACTACAAAGAAAAGTCGCTCGATGAAGTAGGAATTGAGGATGGCAAAGGCAACTATTTTTTTGCTATTAAAAGTGATGCAGAATTTGAGCAGATAAGTTGTGATATAAATAAAGTAAATCAAAATTATACTTTTAAATTTATTACTCAATGTTCTTATACAGCTTGGTTGCTACGTGCATTCTTAGATACTAAACTACAAGATACTGGAAGTATAAGCAATGCTAAATTTACTATAACTAATTTTACAGAGGAATATATTAGAACAAATCTAATAGTAAATACTTTTGAATTTAATATGTTTGGGCATTTCAATAATTGTGAAATAGAAAAACCATGTTGTTGTTAATGAAAATCTTTATATATTTGTGAAAATATTAAACAATATGAAACGATTATTTATTACTTTGGTTATTCATTTTTTATTCTTATTTACTTTGCTAGTTTATTTATGTTCATGCTCAAAAGATTGTGATGAATGTACATATCAAAATATGAAAGATAACGGATTGTATAAAATTACATATCCATACACAGAAACATTCACAGATAATAATGGAGTTGCAGTTATTAAAAAGACTTATTACACTCCAAAGCAATTATGCAAGGCTTATAAATGTCCTTAAATCTTACTTAACCATTGTTCATATACTTGTTTTGTTATTTGTGCAGTCATTACAGGTGGAACTGACATACCGATTAGGTATTCGGGTTTATTTTTTATAAAATTATAATCTTTTGGATATGTGCCACACTCACATAATTCATCAAAATTTCGATATCTTGCACTATCAAATAAAACACATTGTTCACCTGCTGTAATAGTATTAGCAACCTTATCCATATAAAGATATTTGTATTGAAATTGAGCGTTTGGATTTTTACCCATTCTTTCAGATGAAGCACTAAAATCAACATCGCCTAGCTTTCTAATATTCCAAAATTTTTGATAATGTTCAGAAAGTGGCCTATCTGTATAATTGTGATAAACTTCTTTAAAAGGTATATCAGTCTCATTAAAAACCAACTTCAATTCAGGCACAAACGTAAACATATCCTTTTGCACCATAAACGGCTCAGCTAAATCTTTACGCATTGCAATAAAAAACACCCGCTCGCGTCTTTGAGGAACACCCATTTTTGAAGCATCTAAAAGCCAATGTTGAACATAATAACCAGCCAAATCAAATTCCCTATAAATTTGTCTTACATATTGCTTTGCATCACCCAAAAGCAATCCTTTTACGTTTTCGGCTATTACTACCTTTGGTTGTAGCTTTTTTGCAAGGTCTATAAAATCAAAAAACAAGGTATCTAAAACCTGCATTGCTTGTCCCTCTCTAAATACTTTGTCTTTGCCCCAATCATTTTCACGGTTTCCGGCCATTGAAAAACTGCTACAAGGTGGCGAACCATCTAAAATATCTAAATTGTATAATTCATCAGGCAAATCAGTTCTTAATTTAAAGGTCTGTATTGGCTCTAAATAAGCATATTTTGGTTTGTGGTTAGCTTTGTATGCTTCAATCATTTTAGGGTCAATCTCATTGCATCCTAATACATCAAATCCAGCTAATTTATAACCCATAGTTGAACCACCACCACAAGCAAAGCAACTAAATACTTTGCCTTTGTCTTTTGTAAATACTGCATCCTTCAAAGTCCATTTGTAAGGGAAGTTATGTTTATTGTTTTCCATAAATATATTTAATGCAAAAATACATATAATTACATAAATATAAAAATAAAATTAAATAAATCTAAAATTTAATAGTAAGATAATTACTAAATACTAATATAGGTAGTATATAAAAAGGCTCGATATAGCCAAATAAACAAGCGAATAAGCATATAAAGAAAGTTAGCCAAATATTCGTGCAAATTTTACAAAATCCAATCGGATAAATAAACCATTTTGCACTTATAACATTGCCTAACTCATCATTTACTACATTACCTATTTTAGTAAGCCATGTATAATACCAATTTAATATCATATTTGGGTTCATAAATTCATCTGTGATAGTAGATAGACAATAAGTAAAAAGTATAAGGAGTAAACTATGAAACATATATTTTAGTTTTAAATTTATAGCAAACAAAATCTCCATCAGGGTCTATCAATTTTGCAGTATAAAAGTAGCTTTCATTTAATTTTACATCAAATTCTAATTGCTCACCAGTCAAAACATCAAGCTCATAGAAACTTACAGCATCATTATATTCTAAAAGCAAAGTATATACACCATCCATAGTAGCTAATCCAAAATCCAATGGAGCGCAACCATTAAGGCATCCTAAATTTATATATGTATCACAACAAATCATTTATTAAGGTTTAGCGTATGAATAATTAATATCAGTACATTTCAAACATCCACAACTATTAGGAATTGAATTTTTTATTTTTTCAATAGCAGATGTTAAATATTTTTTAGCCATTGCATCACATCGAGTATAGTTATCACTAGCCAATTCTTTATTTGTAAAAGTAACTAAGTTGTATCTATCACTATTTATTACTTCGGCAAAGAACATCGAACCAGCTAAATACTTTATAGGCATAGCTAATTCTTTTTTATACATACACCAAAACTTATCCTCACTACATCTTTTTTGTATGATGCCATTAAAGAATGATGTATTTGTATATATGTTAGTTCCTGTTATTTGAATAGTTAAGCTATCGTAATACTCTTTGTTTACTTGCAAAACATAATCAGTATTTGCAACTAATGTAAGATTTTGATTAACTCCATTTATTGTGAGTATTGCAGTTTGACTATCTGAGCTTTTAAATACTAATGTATCTATATAATAGCATGAATAAAGATTGTAACTATCAAACGGAAATAATAAAGCAGGTGGGTTGGTTGTAGCCACTCCGTTATTCAAATAAGTATAGTTATCAAGTATTGTATTAAATTGAAAGTACCTACTTAGTTTTTCACTTGCTTGTAAAATTATTTCAGTAGATGCTTTTTTTATACATCCTTTTAATAGGTCATGTCCAGTTATAGTTTCACTATCTGCACTTAGTGAAGCAGTTTTTATACTAATACCTTCGATTCCTTCCGTTCCATTAAGGTAAAGTCCACTAGTAGATTCAGCTCCTTTGCATCCGATGACACCAATAATATTTTCAAAGCAATTTATCATAGTATTAAATATAATAAATTATTTGAAAAAACAAAATTATAATTTATTATTTTGTTCTTCTATTGCCTTATTTTGTAATTCGACTTTATGTATTATACTATTCCATAAGCTAAACAACTCTAAAGTAGTAACATTATATGTTAAATCACTTACGCTCATATTTGAGTGTTCACTTATGGATAGTAAGCTCATATTTACTTCATCTACTATTCTATTGAAGTATTCGATATAAGATAATTCAATCTTTCTATAATTGGAAGTGTCTTTTGTAAATATTCTACTACCTGCAAGTCCGAGTTGTTTTTGTAGCCTTGTAAGGTTTGGTAAGCAATGGGCAAAAAAAAAGCCATTGCATCTGCATCATTGCGCATTATTTCAATCTTTTGTGCTTCTATTTGCTCATTTAAACTATTTGCACGTTCATCATTTATCAAGAACATTGAACTTGCTAATTTTAATAACGTGTTCTTTTCACAAAACAACTGCTCTGCTACTTTAATCTCATTAATCAATATCATTGCATCTTGATTGCGACCCTCTTTTAATGCTTCCATGCAAGTATCTGCAATTTTAACAAGCCTTGAATTATCAAGTTTTAATTCTGTATATCTTGAATAGGTTTGTATTTGGTTAAGCCTTATAAATGGATAATCGCTAAGTTCTTCTGGTGCATACCATTTGTTATTAAACACATCCGTATAAACTAACTTAAGAATTACATCTTTGTTTCCTATTAATTCTTTTCTATCTTTTTTAAAGTATTTTTTTATGAATTTCAACATATTGCAAATATATTAATAAATATTTAAAAAATAAAAATATTTTAAATAAAACTTGCAAATTAAAAAAAAACAATTATATTTATTTTTATCATAGAAATATGGAATCTTTTTGAGGTTTGGTTATCCTTTCTAAAATAACTTTTGAGCGCAACTCTATAAGGCAAACAAAATTATTATTCAAATTTTTAAATATAAAAACAATGGCTGTAACACCAGTAGCAACACTTTGCAATAGTCTAATATATGACTTAAATGCAAAACCAAGTATGCCTGAAAATTATGTAGATGCTTCAGGCGCATATTTCGCTTTAATAAGTAATCAAAACAGAAATGGTTACGAAGATATTTTGATGAAAATGGAGCAAGAACTTAGAGATAAGGCACTTCCTAATACTTCATTCCCAAAAATAAGAGTAAATATACCAAAATCATTTTGTACAGATACTACAAGTGATTCATATACTAACCCATGTACACCAGTTGCAGAGGGTGGAGCGCAATACGAACAAATAGATGTAACTGTAACAGGCTATATAGCTAAGAAATTTACTTTAAGTAATGCTCAATTTGAGGACGTTTGTTATAATAAAGACCCTTATTTAGCAAAAGAACTTGAAAGAGCTAGTAAGGCAGTTTTAAGAGATATGGACAAAGAATTAATATCAAGAGCGAACGCTTTGATGGGTAATTACACAGATGGAACTTCATCTTTGACAAGTCCTAAAACATTGAACTTAGTAAATAGTTCTGGAGCTGTGAATGTAGCAACATTTCCACTTGTAGATGCTGAATACGATGGTATCGGTGCGAATGATGGCTATATGGTAGTAGGTGGTCGTTGGTTAAAAATGTACAATCAATTATTGAAATTATCAATCGGAAATACTGCAATAGGATTAGATGCAACACAATTACCAGACTTACAATATTACTATGATTCAAATAGTGATGCAGTTTTAAATGAATGTGCGGCGCTTACATGGGCAAAAGGAGCTATCCAAATTATAGAGCCTTACAGATATACAGGTAATTGGGAGTGGTTCAAAGAAAATTCAGTAAGAACTACAATGGTAATCAATGGAATTAAATATGATTATGCAATGGAGTTTGATACGTGTGTAGATGGTGGACAATGGACTGTAACTTTATCAAAACATTTTGATTTGTTCTATATTCCAACTGCTAAGTACACTTGTACAGGTGGGGAGGGTAATTTCAAATTAAAATACCTTTTAGGTTGTGGCGATATTAGTTGTTCAGATTTTAATTTCTGTCCAGCAGTAGTATCATAATAAAAAGAGTTCGTTTGTTTTGTTTATATATAGGCTGGGTTTATCTCAGCCTATTTTTTAAAATCAATATTAAATATGTCAGGTTGTAACATAATAACAGATATATCAGTAGATAATTGCAGATTGACATTAACTAATCAAGATAGTGAAATAGTTGCTCAATTTTTACTTGGTAATACTACTTACACTTTATTTTCAGATAGGATATTTATACGAGATACGGAAACTAGTTGGTATAAACTTTAAAGCCATAAAATATTTTTAATTTTGTATGAAAAACCAAGATTTTTTTTATAAGACAATAACAGGAATAATGTTTACTATTGTTTGCTTTTTTACAAGTCAAACTTATTTCAAAATTGACAAATATATAGAAAAGACAAATAAGCTAGAAAGTCAAGTTGCAGTAATAAATAATAAACTTGGCATTGCAAAAGATGACATTAATCCAATTAATTTTTTTAGCTATCTTTTCATAAATAAAAGTGAAGAACCTGAATTAAAAGAAGAAAAAAAATGTGGCAATCAATTATTGAATTAATAATTCAGTTTTTTAAGTCAATTTCTAGCGTTTCAGACACGACTAAGGAATTAGTGCCAGTTATAGAAAAAAAACAAGAAATTCGTACTCCAGTTCAAATTGTAGAAGCAAAAAAAGATGCAACTAGAAAAGAAATAAAAAAAGATAATTTAATAAGAAAAAATATAAGAACTGATTTAAAAAAATATTCTCAAAAAGATGTAATTAATCAATATATATTAATATTAAAAGATGATTACAATGCTGAACAAGTTGAACAAATTGTAAATAGTGAATTTGAAAATTTAAAACAAAATAAAAAAAGGTTAAAATCATTTAATAACATTAAAAAAAATAAATTATGAAAAATTGGAAAACGACATTAATAGGTGCAATAGCATCAGGCTTATTAGTAGCTCAAACATTTATTTCAGAAGGATTTACAGGTAGCAAAGAACAAGTAGCACAATTAATAATAGCTGTATCAATTGCAGTATTAGGAGTAGTTGCAAAAGATTTTAATGTTTCAGGTAAATAATGTGTATAGTAACCGACATAAGTAAATCGGATTGTCTTTTAGTTTTAAAGGATAGTAGTGGTAATGTAATTGCTGAATTTAATGCAACTGAAACAACATTTACATATAGTGAATATACTTTTACTATTAAGGATTATAGAAATACTTATGAAATAAAATTAGATGATGTTACTTTGATTAATGGTGGTACTTACAAGACATTTGATTTATTATATACTTATTTAGTTGGGTTGCGTACAGCGTGTATATGCGATTGTTCAGGCGGTGGTGGTGGTGGTGGTACTGGATTAGGATATTATGGTGCTTGGCAAACAGATACTACACAAACTGCTTCTGCTTCGAATACAGGTTATGCGATGAGATTTGAAGTTGCTGATGTTACACCAAATGGCATATCAATAGCTAACGATTTAAGTGGTAATCCAACAAGAATTACATTTGCAAATACTGGGATTTATAATATTCAATTTAGTTCACAATTTCAAAATTCAGATACTCAATTAAATGATGTAACAATATGGTTACGATTAAATGGAGTAGATGTATTAGGTTCTGCTGGTTTTGTTTCAGTACCTAATAAACATGGTAGTATTGATGGTCATACAATAGTTGCTTGGAATTATGTTATTGAAGTCATTGCAGGTCAATATTATGAATTAATATGGAGTACTACTAACCATACAAATGTTAAGATGCAATTCTATGCTGCTGGAAGTCCACCACCATCGGCTGCTTCTGTAATTCTTACAGTTACTCAACAATCAGGTATTATGAGTGGAAGTGGTATAACTGCTATTAATTCGCTTACTGGTTCTGTTCAAACACTTGCAACTGGAACAAGTGGCACAAATTTTAACATTGCATCCTCAGGAACTACTCACACATTTAACCTTCCTACAGCCTCAGCTACAAATAGAGGTGCATTAAGTTCTACAGATTGGAGTACATTTAATGGAAAACAAAATGCATTAGGATATATCCCTCTAAACCCTACCAATAATCTAAGTGATTTAACAAGTGTTTCAGCTGCTAGAGCAAATTTAGGTTTAACTTTTTTATTACCTATAATAAATCAAGGGGCAAATGGAACAATAGTAACAGGCACAACAGCTGAAACTGTTACTTATGCTGAATTAATAAATAGTTCACTAATTTCTGATAACCTTTCTTTAGATTCATCTTTTAAAATAGAAAAAACAGGTAGTGCAGGAACTGTAACATTAAAAATGTACATAAATTCTACTGCTAATTTATCGGGTAGTCCAATATTAATTTTTCAAAGTGCTGCATTAGGAGCTACTACTAGAAATGCAACAGCTCAAAGATACTTAAATATAAAAAATAAAAACGGAACAGGTGCAGGTACTAAAATATTGCCAACAAGTTCTACATCACTAATAGATGTAGGTATTTCATCTACTACATCTCCATCTACAATTACACCAGATTTTACAACAAATAAATATTTGGTAGTTTCAATAACACTAGCAAATAGTGGTGATAGTGCATGGGGTGTTTTCTTAAAATTAAAACCTTAATATTTCATCTGCTAGACTATTTTGAATTGAGCAGTCTTTGACTTCCATGCCATATATAGTTTTTTCTAGTGGAATATTTTGGACTTTAATCCAATTTGCATCGTGCTTACCTAATAATATTTTTTTGCCTTGTTTTTTAGCTTCTAAACTAAATACCAAATCAAACATTCTTTTGTATTCACTTTTATAAAGTTCTATTGGATTAAAATAATCGGTTCTAAAAGCCGTTACACCAGTACCTGCTACATCAATATATCTATTTACATAATTAGCACCTTTGCAATGGAAAGCTTGGTGTCCTTTGTAATAATTCAATTCTTTACCTTTTAAAATCCTGCCATGATAAGTTATGATACATTTATACTCTTCTATTAATTCAATAGTTTTACTTATATAGTCTTTTGGATAAATTATATCATCATCGCATGAAAAGAAATAAATCGGTTCATTGTATCTTTGTAGGCTTTCAAACTTAGCATTATCGGTATAGTCTATTGGTTCTATTCCATTGTGGTAAATGTTTATTCCATCAACATAAGGGCAAAGACTTTCAAAAGTTTCTTTTAATTGCTCTTCACGTCCGTTCATTGTGGCTATGCCTACTATTATTTTCATTGATTAAACATTTTATTTACTTTTTCGTTATTAGATTTTAACCAAACTATGTAATCTTTCATGCCAGTTTCTTTGTTTTTAGAGTGAGCGTGTTTTAATCTGCTATAGTGGTCTATATCTACAAGCCTAAACTTATATTCTTTTTTGCCATTTAAAATTACAGAAAATTTTTGCAATGATTTACTAGGTGGTAAATTATCGGCAAGTTTTTTTATTTCTTTTAAATCTCTTTTTTTCATCTACTTATTAATGGTGTTTTAATTCGTTCTTCTGGGTGCATTAAACTTTCATGCTCACCATGAAAAGCTAATGAGCTTATTGGAGTGTACATTTTTACATTTTTTTTATTAAATATATAAGTCAAATATTGACCTACTCCACTTGATATATTAGTTCTATTAAATCTACTTTTTGGTACTTCCTTAATGTGAAAATCTATTTTTTCGAGTGCTAATCTATTACAGAAAAATCCGCAATCAGTAAAGAAAACTCTATTTAATTCGCTATTGTATTTGGTAGGATGGTACGACCCCCAACAAGATTTACGATTATCATTTATAACGTTACAAACAAAAGGTTCATGCCTTAATTGATTGTAGTAATCATAAATTCTATATAAGTCAATATTGCTAAAATCACTAGGCATAAACATAAAAAAATCATCATTGCTTTGTTGTGCTTTACTAAATGCAAATTGCCAAAGTTTATAGAAATTTTCTTTACCACCATGCTCAAATTGATGAAAGTTTGATGATTCTAATTTAAAATCACTACCATCATCTAATACAATAGGTTCATGCTTTTCTAACTCAATAAGTAAATTAGTAAGCATTTCTTTGCGTTGGTATGAGAATATTATTATCATAATTCTATTGTCATTTGTTCTCCTGCATCTGGGATATAAATATTGCACCATTCAGCACTCCATATTTTAACACGTTCTATCATTTCACTAAACTCTGTTTTGTTTAATTGAGTTGTACTATTAGGCAACTTTTTTACTTCGCCAGTATTTTCATTTACAATTTCTTTATAGTTAAATTCAGATTTTATAAAATCATGCGTACTTTCTAAACTAACTACATTCCCTAATTCTGTAAGACCTTGTTTTACTAATGGAACTACTACACCCCAATAATATCTATTCTGTTCATTGCTTCGTTTACTTCGTTTCTTTTCCAAAGTAAATGCAAACTCCTTACAATTCAAAGATAATGCAAATTTAAGCATTTCAGCTTTATTTACGAGCTTTAAAACTCCATTGTCTAATCTTATAGTTGATGTGTATTTCAATTTATTAAATTACAGATTTTAAATTGATTATTAATTGGTTATTTGTAAAAAATATTCGCAAATTTACTAGTTATATGAAATGCCTTGCTGACCGTTTCCAATTGAAAATCCGTGAAGGAAAAACAAAAAAATAAAAAGCCCACGCTCATTTTTTTTGAAAAACTATACATACTCTTGGAAGGTGCATTGTCCTATTCCCTATAAATACTCTTTTTACAACTACATATTTTTCTGGGTTAGGGTTTGGCATAACAAATTTATGATAAACCATAAACAATCCACCAGATTTTAAATACTTGTCGCATTCAGATGTCCATTGTTTATATTTCAATTTTGGCGTTCCATAAATATCTCTTGCTTCCTCTGTTGAATATGGTGGGTCTGCAATTATTAAATCAAATCTTTGACCAACAGGAAGTAAATGTTTTGACAATTCGTGTGCATCGCAAAGAATGTCTGGCTTTACTTCTTCTTTTATGTCAACCCTTATTCCTCGTTTATTCATGCCACAAAAAACATTTAATGTATATGGGTCGTGTTTCATCCCTAAGATGTCTTTTGCTAAGTTAACAAGCCAATCTTCGCAATATAAAGGCATTCCTCCCTTATATCTATCTGGCTTTGGTCTTGGTAAAAACCACGCAATATTTTTATCTGTTTGCGTTTTAGCATTATATCCAGCTTCTTTTTGTGGCTTAATCTTCTTTTTTGCTTTAAAGTCAATATAGTTATCTTCTTCGCAATCGTTTTCCCAAAACCTGCAATCAAAATATTTGGCAATAATTTTTAATGCCTCTGTTTTAATTTCATTGGGTCTGTCGGATGAAAAAGATGAGCATTCAGTTAATTTATTACCTCTGCCATAAATTTTATTATGCTTCATAAATGAGCAATAAATGTTTTGCTCTTTGTAATCAAATGAAATGTAGTCCAAATCACTAATCTTTGTATGTGTTTGAACATTTGTAAATTCATTTTCAATTACAGATTTTATTGTTTCAAAATCTTGTTTTTCGTTAAATCTAATGTCTGTTGTTGTCATCGCTTTTTTTATTTTTTATTTTTCTGTTTAGTGTTCCAATTGGGCTTTATCGTAAATAAGTCGGCACTTCATATAACACGGGTTTGGCAAAATGGCTTTCCGACACACAAGCCAACGCACAAAAGCCACTTCGCCAAGCCCGATGCCGTTATCGGCAACCCTAAGCGACACCCGAAAATATATCGAATAGTTGCTCAATGGTTTTATATTCACAATGTTTATGCGAATAATATTGACCGACTTTATTTGGATGGGTAGCGGTTCTTTTCACCCACTCATTTTCTGATAACCATTCTGCAAATTGTATTGATAGGTTTGAACTTTTCAATTCTATTATCATATCAATTACTGCCGATACTGGATATTGGCGTTCCATATAATCGCCAAATTCTTTAGGTTTTTGATGCTGATACTTTGACAGCAAACTTGTTATTAATAAATCGTCCATTTTATGTTGTTTTTTAAGTTATTAATTCCGAAAGAAGGGCAGCCGATAACAGCACATACACGCTATTTCCCTCCCTCATTCCAACGCTCACAGCGTGTATCTGCAAAACGTTAGGCATAATTGCCCAACCACATTTCATAAAGTTGTTCAGTTGAGTAATCCTTATCTTCTTCCTTAAATCTACCCCACCAACATTTACCATTATCTTCGTATTTTTCAAACCCTTCTTTCAATAT